GCCGGTGTTTCGATAAGTGCAAGTAGTCGGAAAATCTGGCTAATCAATCTTTCTTTATAACTCATCTCATTTTCACACCTCCTTTGTATTTGGTACTGCAAAGATATATAATAAATTCATTATATGCAAATTTTGGGCGTATTTATTGCTTAAAACTTTCGTTTGAGGTACAAAAATAAAGCCCAAAATATAGCGGCTATGCAGCACAGCCGGCCCAAATGCAAAAATCCAGTGTCGTACCATTTCAGCTGCTTTTCTATCGGGTACGGCTTTTCCACGTACACGCTGTCGGTGTGGTTAATATATACCGTGTCCGTGCTTCGCTTTACCTTGCTGTCAATGTCGTTGCGTTCCTTGTACTGGTATACTAACTTTTCTTTGTAGATAGTTACCGTATCGCCCTTTTCACGCACGTAGATACTATCGTGGATATATATGCTATCCCGGTGTGTTATTGCCTTAAATAGACTATCCAAATAGCCCCTATTTACGTAGTGGTAGTCCCTGCTTTCGCTGTAGGTCGTGGCGCGGCGTGTACTGGCGCATCCGGCCAGCACCACGCACGCTAAAAGTAATGTTAAGTATCTTTTCATACCTCCTAAAGTTCGGTTTGTACGTCAAAACTCGGGCACGCTTTCGGGGCAAATTCCCGGTGCCCGTGTACCGTTGCCCCCGGATATTTCGCCCTCAGTTCTTCCACCAGTTCGCGCAGTGCTATACGCTGTGCAGGTGTCCTGGTGTCCTTTGGGGTCTTTCCGTCGGCAGCCACGCCGCCTATATAGCAAATACCTATACTATTAGCGTTGTGTCCGGTGCAGTGTGCGCCTATCTGCTCAACTGGTCGGCCTGCGTGTACGCTGCCGTCTCTGTAGATAACATAGTGGTAGCCTATACCGCGCCAGCCTCGCGCCTTGTGCCAGCGGTCAATATCCGCCACGGTGTAGTCTCGGCCCTCCGGTGTTGCGCTACAGTGTATAATAATCTCGTTAATGTGTCGCATAATACTAATATCCGCTTTGTGGTTCTCTTTGGGCGCAGTTCCTGCGCTCACATAATTTTAGACTTCTTTCAGTCTTTAGCTTTACATTTTCGCTGGTTAGCTGTAAATTCTCAGTTGTTAGCTTTCGCACGACCTCTATTTCTTCTGCAAATCTTTTTTCTTTATTCTGTAGCTGGACTTGCAGGAACTCTACGGACTGCCTCAGTACCGTAAACTCCACGCTATCCGCTTCCGCCTCCGCCTTGCGCTTGTTGGTTTTTCTGTTCAGAAAATACTTTATGGTCTCCCAGCCTCCCAGTGTGGCTATAATAGTCGCTATGGTCGTTAATATCTGTACTATATCATTCATTTCTCCTTAGGGTATAACTCGTATATAATTTCGCCTCTGTCCTGCTCTACAGTTACCAGCCAGTAGGTAGCTAATCTCTGTATTAAATCCACGTCCAGCACGGAAAGCCGCAGTATAGCTTCCGGCTTGTTTTCGTTAATACGTCCCATCCCTAATTCTTTGTAGTGTTAATGTCCTTTGCTTGTACTTTTTCTTAATCGCTACTACCTCGTAGTGTCCTTTTATGTAAATCCACTGGTAGCACCTCGGCCATATCATTTGCAGGATTTTACGCCTATTGTTGTACTCGTTGGCGTGTCTCAGACATCCTAAGTAACTGTTAATGCTGTCTACCGCGTGCTGGACTTCCGGCAGTGTCTCTGCGCGGTTGAGCCTGCGCACTGCCATAACGAAATTTTTAATAGTACGGTTACAAGTATATACGCGGTCTTTCTTTACCACGCTACCCGTAAATGCTACGCCTTTTGTGTAGTGCTGCAAATAGAATTTGTGCGGGTGCAGGGTTAAGCCGTATTTTGCCAGCAGTCTACGTATTTTCGGCACGGCGGCTAACAGCTTCTGTTTGTCCTTGTCGATAATATAGAAATCGTCCACATACCTACCGACGTGCTTAAATCCTAATTCCTTGATTAAATACCAGTCTAAGATATTCAGCAGGAAATTTGCAAATAATTGGCTTGGCAAATTACCGATAGCCACGCCCAAACCGTCACCGTTGGTAAATAGTGACTTGTTAGCTGGCAAGTAATCCCAGTAGCGTAACGGGCTGTGTCTTTCGCAATTCGTTTCGGGTGTGTGCATAATAACCACCCGGCACAAATACCGCAAGTCCTCTATATCGTCGCCTTTGTAATGCTCCACTATAAAAACGTCCACCATATCGGCTAACATCGCCTTGCGAATACTCATAAAGAAACCCTGCAAATCCAGTTTCTCTATATAGCAGTCCACCGTATAATTTTCGCTACATTCGCGTATATCATTAAGCAGCATATTTATACCGTACAGCTGCCCTTTACCCTTGCGGCAGTTAAACGTACGCGGACTAATTATGCTTTCAAATAGCGGCTCTAAACGCAGTGCTATATAGTGGTGTACTATCCTATCTTCAAAAGCAGCCGCAAATACTTCTCGATACTTGGGGCGTGTAACGACAAAACAGATAGATTTACCCGGCAGGTATGTACGCGCGTTAATTCGGTCTCGCAAGACTATTATTTTAGTCTCGTAATCCACTTCGTACATAATCGCACTGGCTGTCTGCCGCTTGCTTTGGCGGCAGTCGTAGTATGCTTCCGATAATCCAGCCGTAGTAACCATATCTTTTTTATCCCGTTGTGTTTTTGAAATCTGTAAAAGTGCTGAAACGGCCCTAACTCTGTTCTTGTCCGTTGCCTTAGTGTTGTTGTTCGCGTTGCCGTTGTTGAGGTTCAAATTCCACGCGTTGGTCGCGCTGTACTCGCAACTTCGTGCCGCTCTTGCATCCAGGTAATATGCCCGTAGCCATAACTATAAAAGATAGTGCGCGGCCCATTTTTAACAGATAACTATTTGCACGCTCGGTTAGTCGTAACCTCCCAAAATCCGGCATTTACTCGTTATCTCTGCTGTCTGCCCTCAATAACGAATTTTTCCACGCTGTGGACTGTTTGCCGATACCGTCCGTAAGTTCGATTATATTTGCGTGTCTGCTTATACCCATTATCCATTTTCTTTCGCCCGCTATGCGCAGTAAGGTTTTGAGTACTTCAAAGTCGGACTGGAAATTTACCAAATGCTGTACGCGTGCGGCTTTATCCCGGTTGAGGTAAGCCGCCGAAATCTCGGATAATAGATTTACCGCTATATCCTGCATTTTGTTGCCTATGGTAAATTTGTAGGCTCTCGGAAAGTTCGGTACTATATCCAGTATCTCGTCTATCAGTTTCCGGCAATCTAAGTATATCTGCGTGTTAGATACCAGCTTTGCTTTACTCATTTCCTTTACTGCGTTTAGGGGACAAATTAGTACGGCTTTCGCCGTACTTTTAAGATTAAAATATAAACTACTAAGAACTAATATAAAAATGCTGAAACGGCCCTAACTCTGCCCTTGCCCGTTGCCTTAGTGTGGTTGTGCGCGGTGCCGTAGTTGAGGGTCAAAGACCACGCGTTGGTCGCGCCGTACTCGGTAGAACTCCAGTACCACGTTTCGGCCAGCGGTGTAGCTCCGTTAATAAACGATAGCGCGTAATTGATTTTACGCATATTCGCGTAAATCATCATTAACTCGCCCTCGGACGGTAGCCACCACTTGCCAGCAGTTAGTCCTTTGCCATTTGCATTTACGCGGCTGTATGCTGCGCAAAAGCCGGGTGCGTATGCAGGGTCGTTACATTCGTCGTGCGTAATTTGCGCTGCGGTATTCGCCTTACCGCTCCAGTCGTCAAATGCTACCAGTCGGTCGGTAGTAGTCTTTCCGCCTGCGTTTATCGCTGCGCTGCTCCATAACAGCCCCGTACTTGGTGCTTCGGTCGGTGCGACTACTAAGATTTTGCCGCCCTCGACAATTACCACGCCCTCGGCTATTTCGCCGCTGTTTTGGTAGCTCGTCCACTTGTCCGGCTTTACCATTCGCGGATAATCGTCCCTGTTAAGGTGGAACATAATAAATACTCCGTCGTTAATGCTGTTAAGGTTGATACCGTCCAGCAAAGCGGCTTTGAGGTCTGCCAAACTAATTTTGGTAATGCCGCCGTTAGCGTCGGTTAGCGGTATAGTTTGCGACGTTGTTACGGTTGTTACGGTCGTAACCGCTGAAAAAGTTTTTGTTTTCTTTGTTGCCATAATCTTTAACTTTATGCTATGCTAAATTTTCTACCAATCATTATCACGGAAAGCTCCTATGATAAGGCCCCTACCTAATATATCCGTATCGGGCGCAGGTGTCATAAATCCGGATAGATTAACCACTTCTGCCACTTCTCCGCCGTTCCAGCTGCGCAGTATTCCGTTAGCGAAGATTTTAACGTTATTATGGTTGTTGTTCCCGTTTACAACTAATGCGCGTTGCGTAACATCCATTACAAGCTCGTAGTTATATACAGTGCTGTTATTATGGTTAAATACGACAATATCCACCGGAAAGCCTGCGTAGTCGTTATTTGTACCGATTAACGGCAGTTGGTAATATACCACGCCCTGCGCACTGGTTTTGCTCGTAAATGCAACATAAACGCCGCTTTTGTACGCTCCTTTGGTGTAATAATATCCGTAACTGCCTTTTACCTCCAGTATGTTACGCTGGGACGCTCCAAACGTACCCCTGCACCATAAATCGGAAGTGTAAAAACGGTAGCTTCTATCGTCCGTATAATTGTAGCCTTGGTGGTACATATCGCCGGAAAACCATAGTCTGCCGTCTGTACCAAACGTAATATTGCCTACTACCTTGCCGTTGCTGTCTACGCAGTTCAAAGTCTTAAAACTTCCCGTTACGCCTTTCAGCTTGCCGGATATTGTTACGTTCTCGAATGTGCCGGTATTGCATATTACGTTACCGTCCTTTATCATTACCGCCGTATTACCGCTGCTGTCTGTCATTTCCAAAGCCTCAACGCCTAAATTTTTAATAAGCGCGTAGGTAGCCAGCAGGATATTAGCGGCTACTATTTCGATTTTGTCCGATAGCTGCCAGTAGTGATTATTTACGTCGGCTGTACTTCCCGGGTAATTGTCTGCCGTCTTGGTGTGCGCCTTAACGCAGCTGTAGTAGTTGTCGTTATAAATAACTACGTCTTTCCACTGTTGCGCTGTCGCTCCCGCTTGGAAAGCATAACCCACCGCGCGGTCTTTCCACATCTGCGGCCCCCGCAAAGCGGCCCCCTGCTCTCCTTTGTCGCCGGGGTCGCCTTTACGTATAAACTTTACTACTTGCGTTCTTGTCGTACTCATAATTAATTAACGCTTGTAATCGTTACCGATACATCGCCGCCGGCCTGCATACAGTGCGCACGGGTTACAATTTGGCTTGCTTTCGGGGTGTCTCTGTCGCTGTTGAGGTAAACGCCCGCCGCGTCTTTCAGTACGAAATAAAACTGCGTGTCTAACGCTTTCGTACCCGTTCCTCTTGTTACCACCTGCGGCGTGTAGGTTACTTCGCCGTTACCGCTGGTATCTTCGGTTATCGCCTCATCTTCCGGGCTTGGGTGCGGGTCTATATCGTAAGGGTCGGAAGCGTCCATAACGCTCTGTATATCCGTGCCTATTTCCGTACCTGCACGCAGGACGTGTACGCGGTACTCACCATAGGTGTTAATATCCGCGCCGTTTACGGTAAGCGTCTGCGAAGTCACCCCGGTAATAGTCGCCCAGCCAGTAGCTTCCATTTTCTCCCATACATAGGTTAAATCTTTGCTAAGGGCCTGGCCGCTTTGGTATGCCATAGCCTTTAATACACAGTTGCCGCCCTTTGTGGTAATAACAAAGTTTTTGGTATCGCCTGCCATTATGGTAACGCGGTAACTGCTTCCGGTAGCCTGCTGGATAGGGATAGTATAGCTGGCCTGGATTTGGTCGCTTTGCGTGCCGTAGGATATAGTAGCTACCATTTTGATAACGGCGGGCGCGTAGCCTGCCAAATCCGCAATGTTTTTAAGGATTTGCAGCCCGTAGTACAACTGGTCGCCGCTTGGTGCTAAAGTCTTGAAATAGCCGGCAAAAGTTCCGGTAGATACTCCGCCGCTAAAGTTGATTTTTTCCCCGTTGAAATAGTATTCCATACTATCGGGGTCGGCTACGCCCTCAGCCACTCGGCTACTGGTGCAGACGAAATACAAAATCGGCTTTAGCACGGAAAAGTCCGGGTACACGTTGGTAACATCGTTTACCGTACCCTCATACTCTTGGTACAAATCACCCGTAGGCGACATAATAACCGTTGTATATGTGCCGGCCTTGCTAATAAATTTAATAGTCCGGCTGGTGCTTGCTACGCTCATACTGTTTCTGTGTTTTCAGTTGTTGTACTTTTCTCGCTTTCCTCCGCTGGTACTTCTTCGCCCTCAGTGGTCGTTTTGTCTGTAGCCTCGGTTTCCTCTGCTCCCTCTGCCGGTGTCTCCGGTACTTTGGTGTTCTCCGGTTTTTCTACAACAAAGCGGCTATCTGTGGCTATTGGCAGTTCACGGCATACCGTGCCGTCCTGTTCCTGCCTTGCCTCGTGCGCCTGCAATGCGATACCGCCTATTTGCTCCAGTATCTGCGGCAGTTCTGTAAGCCTGCCGAAAGGCAGCATATCTGCCTGCCATAGCAGGTAATTACCGTCTTTTACTTTGTTTCTGTCTTTCTCCAAACGTAGATACTCCGCTACTTTTGGGTTTGCTTTAATATACCTTGCCATAATATCATAATGTGTTTTTAGTGTATAACCATAACCGCCCCGTCTGCGTCACACATAACCGCCCCGTCTGCGTCGATAAGCGCACCCACGTAGCCCCTATCTTTCACGTCCAAACCGATAACCGCGCCGCAGTTGTTATCCATTTTGGCTGTGGGTATCGTAGGCTCTTTGCCGTGCGCTACAAGTGAATAATTAAGGCTTCCGCTGGCTTTGTTCGTGGCTATGTACCACAGTGGCAGCAGTTCTTTTTCAAAGTCCGGCACATCTCCGTTAGTGGTACGTACGAAAGCCGTAGGACATACCGACAATATGCCGGCAGGCACGTTATACGGCACACCCGTAAAATCAAATTCGTAAACCGGTATTCTGCGGATAAATACCGCTTCGGCCTGCGGGCTTGCGTCCGTCAAAGCCACGCTACCTGGCGCGCCGTCGGGGCTGTACTTGCAGCGGCAGCGCAGGTGCATTTCGCTACCCATTAAGCGGCGGTTAATTACTACCTTATTGCCGTTTACGGTAATATCGTAATCCATTACCGGGTCTGTTTCGGCTTCGTGCCATACGTTGGCCTCGTCCATTACCTCCCATACGAGCGCGTAGCGGTCATTTGGGCAAACCTTGTCGCCCAGCCATACGGTAGCCGTAACGGTCTGCGTGTCGGTGTCCGAAAGCGGGTTAAATATCGTTTGCTCGCCCGCGTCAAGTTCTACGCGCACGGTGTCCGCGCTGCTGTCGCAGGTTATTTGGTACGTGCCTTGTATAATTAGTACCTGCCCGTTCCTGCTGTCTATGTACTCGGCGTAGAACTCCAGCGTAATAGGTACTTTCGGCTCTGCGTTGCGCTTTACCTTGATACGCCCGGTATCGCCGCCGTTTGTCGTAATCTCGTAGTTTGTGTTTTGCGCGTCTATCAAAGTGCGCACGCCGTTTATATTCTCGTACCAGCGCACGTTTGTAAGCAAATGATTAACGCTACCGGCGGTTAATATATTGTCCTTATCCAGTATGGATATAACGGGCTGGATAATAAACGGCGTAATAGTGTAGTCCGGCGTATATTCCTGCGTGTCCGCGTTATAATTCTGCTTATCTGGTACGCTGCCCTCAACGGCAAAGGATATTTGCAACTGTAGGGGCTTCCAGTTAAAATCAAATCTTCTCGTTTTCATATAACAAAGTCTATCTACTAATACTGAAAAATAGCGGTTTCGGTACCAGCCACGCCGCCCATACCGTCTCGCAGGGTAACTGTGGCTATGAATTTCAACGTACGTGGCACGTAGCCGTTAAAATCGCAATCTGCCGCCGTTAGGTCTATGGACTTGCCCGCGCCGCCTCTTTTTAGTGCCCACGCATTGTCTGACGCTACGCGCTCGTTACCGTCCGCGTCCTCGCTGTACCTTGTCCACTGTACGTCTGCGTCCAGTATATCATCCGTAACGTCCATATTATAGATTTTGGCTATTATACGCAGCGTCAAATTAAAGCGGTCGGGGTCGAATAAATAGTCGGTATCCTCAAAAGCTACAGAAAAGTCGGGGTTTCCCTCCACCATAGCCCAGTCGGTATTATTCCACGCAGGGGCCGTGTGCGTGCCGGTCTTTGCGCACCTCCACTTACAGCCCATATACCATACGTCCGAAATCTCGTAATTTCCGGTGGTAGGGTTAAGGGCTTCGCTATAATAAGCGGCGTTTGCGTTCCACGCTCCACGGTCTATAATCTCGCTAATTGGTTTGCCCTTGTAGTCTATGCGTATAACGTCCTGCACTATCAAGCCGCGGGCGTATATGTAGTCCTGCCCGTCGATAATAGGCAGTCCGGCATTTTTGAGGAAATCCGGCAGCGTGCCAAAAGTCGCTCCGTAGTTTGTGTCGTCCAGTATAGGTTTAGTTACTCCCGTTAGCCGCACTATCCGGCCCTCGGTGCTGGATAGGTAAATACAGCCCTGCCGTGTGGTGTCGGTTTGATTGCCCCAGCGGGCTATCTTCATAGCCTCGCACGGCGGGTAATTCTTGCCCGCCGGGGTCTCGTTATCCGGGTACAGCGTTACTTCTATGTAGTTGTTTGCGGTATTCACGCTGTTTACCCTCATCCAGCAGGTATAATAAATGCCGCTTCCGGCAGCCAGCGTGTTAATAATGCCTTTTATTACGTTGTTCGGGGCCTGCGCAGTAAAATACCCGTCCCACTTGCTGCGCAGGTGCAGGCCGTAGCAGTCGTTACCCAAATCGTCGATACGGTCTATAGTGTCGCTTTCGGTTAGCAGCTGGTCGCCCTCGATAGCGGAAAGCCGGTTAATAATAAGTTCCAAACATTCAAAATAACTTCTTATCCGCACGCTCTCAAATTCGGCGTTGCCGTCTTTGTCTACACCTGCGCCCTTTCCGGCGTACAATGATTTTACGAACTCGCCGTACTCCGCACCACCACCGAATACCGCCAGCCCCAGCACTTTTATAGCCTGCTCGAAAGTTATATTACCTTTGGCCACGTCGTCCACCAAACGCGATAAAAACAGCTCCCTAACCGGGCTATCCTCCGCCAAATCCTTGGCGACATCAGCGTAACCGGCTTTAACCTTTTCCGTTACCTGCACTATCTCGGTTTCACCCGTTTCGGGGTTTTCTATCTCGCGCAGCTGCGTTAGGTACTGGTAGCCGTTACTGTCTGTAGAAATTTCGTTTAGTGCGGATAAGTTAGGGTGGGTGTGCCCGTCTCCTCCGGTAGGCGTTCCACCGCCCGCGCCGCTCATTACTACCGTAGCGCCCGCGCCGTTGCCTATTCCCTGCTCCCGTAATCTATTGCTACGCGGGCGGGGTGTCCTTTGGTTTATAACCGCTGTGTATTTTTTGTCCATAGCCTTTACTTTTCTTCTATGCTTTCGTATTCATCCGGCCTAAATTCGCAGTACTCAGCGTCCGTGCAGTCGGTTATTACGTCCTGCGTGTCTGACATAAGCATAAAGCGTTTGCCCTCTTGGTTTTGCTCCGTATAGTAGTGCAGTCCGCCGTCTATAATTGCCTCTCCGGTTAGCGTGGTTTTTCGGTCTGCATACTGGCTGTAAATCGTGCCTATTAGCAGTTTTTCGGGGTGGTCGGTAACGCCTGCGCGTTTGAGCCTCTGCAACTGCTCGCCGTTACTCGTACGGTGGTAGATACCCTTTGCAGTAGGGCATACCAGCGAAGCAGTGCCGCATATAGTGTCTATGCTTATTTCCTCTTTGGCTGCCTTATTGATATATCCGCTATACTCCACGTCCTCCAGTTCTGCGTCGTCGAAAATCAAGTTATTATTTACCACGTTCACGGTAGGTGCCTTATACAAGCACCAGCGCAATAGTTTATAAACACCTTTTTTGTCCCACTGGCTTTCACTACTGCCGAAGTCGCAGTCATCCGCTTTTCGTCCGTAGTCATAACCTAAAATGCCCGTCTGTATCTGCACCTCCAAATATCCGGCTGTCGGTGGGTACGGCATATACTCGCCGTCCTCCATTTTCTTAAAGCTGTCGTATATCTCAGCACCGATACGCCCGCCCTTGCCGTCCGGTCTACCTATGCAGTGCCGGTTTGCTTTCCAGCCTCTAATCCCCGCGTCCTCTTTCAAGTCATCCGGGTTATAATACTCCAGCCAACAATCGCCGCCAGGGTCTGCGCCTGCTACCCACTTACCCTTACTGTAGCCTAAATGCCCCTTTGTTGCGCCCGCCGCGGCCTCTTTGTTACTGTAGTGGTACAATGCCTTACCCGTAGCGTCATAAAGCGTTATACGGGCTGGAATAAAGACAAACGCGCTACAGACTTTTACCGTATTGTCGTTGCCGTCGTCGTTGTAACTCGTGCTGCCGGATAACGGGTTATACCTTGCGTCTATCATTATTTCTTCCGCCACTCGTACTTTGTACTTCTTCGCGTTTGCCTCGTCCAGTTTCGGTAAGAAAACGCGATTAGTAGTTAGTATCTCACTGCCTCCGGTTAAGGCCCCGTGCGGTACGCTGCTATGTACTTTCCATTTAGGCCAGCCGGTATTTATACCGCCGTGCCCGCCAGTGCGGAAAGCGTAAGCCACGCCGGACGTTTCGGACGCACCACCAAGCAGCGGCAAAATATGGAAATACTGGCAACCACTGCCTATGCTCTTTAACCCGCTGCCGCTTCCCTTGTTGCTTATAAAAATCGTGAAGTCTATTAAATTGTAGTCCCAGCTACTGCCTTGTTTGTTGTCGGGGTTGTAATCCGGGTAATAACTGTAATAGTCGCCGTATTCGGGGTCGTACTTGCTGTCGCTTGTTAGGTTTACGTGTTCCACGTCATATTTGCCGCCGTACTCTATTTCTCCATTAAACACGTCTGCGGAACTATACGGGCTAAATGATACTACCACGTTATTTGCTACTCTATCCGTACCCATAGTCTGGCTGTCGCCGTCCCACTCTATAACGCGGCTGCTGCCTTTCGTGTATAGGCCGTTTAGGTCGTACATCCATACTTTTCCCTCTCTCTGTACTATCCTAATCGCCAAAGGCTGTAAAATACCCTCCAGTACCTCGTATAGCGTTGAGGCTTCGCCGTCCTCATCTACAAAATTTTCGCTGCGAATTGACAAACCGCCCCCGGCTATGTTCACGCCGTCGGCAAACTCCGTAGTAATGTGGCTTGTATCTATACCTCCATACAAAATGCCGCCTTTATCTAAGGCGTACTGTACGATACCGCGCAGCGTCTGTATTCCGGATAAATCGTATTTCATTCGGTCTAAAATACCGAAGTCGGAAAAAGTTAGGCTAACTTCGTAGCCGTTGAGCCTTTCGTACGGCTCTTCGTAAAATTCCGGGTCTATCGTGCCGCTCCAGTACAGCTCGCCATTACGGTAGACATCCAAACGAATACGGCCCACTTCGATAGTGTATAAATCTTCGTAGGTTCTGTCGCCGGGGCTAATTATCTTCAGCGTGGCCGTGCTTCCACAAATAACGGTTTCTTTGTCCTCGCGCCCATACTCGATAACCAGCGGGCTATCTGCCGGAAAGTCCAGCACGCCCACTGTGGTAAATGCGCTGTCTGCCTCCTGCATTATATCCGCGCGCCATATAATACCGCTGCGGCTCAAAAATTCGCCCCTATATCTTACGTACTTCATATACTAACTGCGTTTACTTAGGTTATTTTCTTTGTTCAGTATGCCTACCAGTGTACGGCCCTTAATCTCAAACTGCACCTTACTAAAATCAATACTGCCGGCTGGCTCTGCCAGCATACCGCGTAGCTTATCCAAAGGTGCTATTACTTCCGGATTACCACTGGCCCCGGCGTATTCTCCTACCATAGCCAAAGTAGGCCCAGAAACTACGCCACCATCAGCAAATTTTGGTAAAGACTTCATAGCCGCAATAATAGCAGCCACAGCAGCTAATCCCAAAGCAATACCGACAAATGGTATGCTTGAGTGTGCGGCCATAGCCCCCGACGCAGCGGCGGTTACGTTCGCTGTGGTTTCCGCGCTTTTAGTCGCTGCTAAAGACGCAGACGCGGCCATTTCCTGCGCAGCTCCAGTAACGGCGGCGGTTGTCGCCACTGCTGTTGCCGCTGCTTCCCCCTGCTTGGCTGCTGTTAGCATATTAGTTACCCCAGTTAAACGGCTAATAATGGATATTACCGTTTGAAAGCCGTCGTACAAGCCTATAAAGCCGTCGATAATTCCTACTACCAACTGCCACGCGTTGCCGTTGCCTTTCAGCGCGTCCGTTATGCCCTCTATGCTGCTGCCGATATTCTTAATACCGCCCCAGCCGTCCTTTAGTGCCTTGCCAGTTGAAATGCCCGTTTTTTCCGCTTCCTTTCCGGCGTTCTTGATTGCGTCGGCTTTCTTATTCCACGCATCTATCTGCTGGTTAATCAGTGCCGCTTCCTCTACGGTAGCCGTCTGTAACTGGCTTGTAAGTATTTCGATATTATCGCCTATTTCCTGCAAATTAGCGGCGTCCTCTTTCCAAAGCGGCCCGTTATCAGTGGCTTTTCCGGCGTTCTTGATTGCGTCGGCTTTCTTATTCCACGCGTCTATCTGCTGGTTAATCGTAGCCGCTTCCTGCTTACTCGCATTTTGCAGTTTTTCGTTTAATATCTCTATATTACCGCTTATCTCTTTGAGCGTATTTGCATCCTCTTTCCATAACGGCGTATTATTATCTTTAGCCGCTATGCCTGCCTGCTCTATAGCGTCTGCCTTTGCCCGCCAGCCCGCTATCTGCTTGTTAATCATCGCGGCTTCTTCGATACTTGCCGTTTGCAGCTTACCGCGCAGGACTTCGATATTATCGCTAATCGCTTTTAGGGTGGTGGCCCCGTCGTCATATACCGGGGTGGTAATCTTCGGCGCAGCGGTTTTGGTAGTCGTACTGTCTGACGGCTTGTAGTTCTCGTACTTCTTTTTTGTCTCGTCAAGATTTACAGACGTGGTAGTATTCGTGGTCTGTACCTCCACGTCTACTTTAGCTTTCTTGCCACCTAATCCCAGTATCTTTATAAGCCATTCATACGCAGATTTTGCCTTATCTATCAGCCACTTGAAAGCCTTAACCAAACTGTCTTTTATGGCTATAGCCAATTTGGTAATTACACCCAAAACCTTATCTACGATATTCCGAAAGCCCTCGCAGTTCTTGTACGCCATTACCAGGGCGCCTACCAGGGCGCCTATGGCAGCGACTATTAGCCCTATCGGGTTGGCGGTAAGGACTAAATTAAGTACCTTTTGTACCGCAGTCCACGCCACGGTAGCAGCTTTAACCACCTTTTGCGCAGCTGCTGCCGCTAACGTGGCTACCTTGTTTTTGATTACCGCGGCTGTAGATACTACAAAGGCTTTGGCACTTGCGTACAAAGTCGTAGTAAGTGTCTTTAATCCGGTTACTAAAGTCGTTACGGCCCCTAACGCCTTAGTGGTTTCCGCGGCTATAGTGACAAAAGGCAGCGCGCCGTTTACCATTGCGCCTAATTCCTCTTTCATATCGCCCAGCGTATTAACTAACTGCTGCTGCTTTCCGCTCTCGGTCTGCGCTAATTGGGCGTTCATTTCGCCGACGTTGTTAGTAATGACCTGCGCCAACATCGCCGCGCGTTCCTGTTCTGTACCGTATTTCAGTACCGCTTCCTCAGCCTTGGTAAAAGTAATGCCCACGCGCGTAAGGGCCGACGTTTGCCCCTGCATTACTTTGCCCATAAGATTACCCACAGTTACCGCGTCCTGCGTAGTAGCGTTAAGTCCTTTTTGCTGCGCTAACAAATTATTCATTGCAGGTAACAGCGTTTCCAAACTTGCCTTTTCGTTCAGAAACGTGGCTATCTGCTGTGCTCCGCTTAGCTGCACCTCGTCGCCGATAACGCCTATTTCCTGCTGCGCGCTGGCCAGCTCCTTAATGCTCTGTATCTCCTTATCAGTCGCGCCCATACGCTGACGCATAATGGTAGATAGCTTTGTTTCGGCCATTTCCTGCACGGCGTACGCGTCGGCTAAATCCTTCATACCTGCTTGCAGTTGTCCGAAGCTGCGCTGCGCCGCGTCTATACCGGTAGCCAAAGCCGCAAAGTTTATTACGTTACCTTTTAGCTGCTGCGCTTCCGAAAGTGTGGACGTAATAACCTGCTTTAGCCCGTCCGCATCCCGTGCTAAATCCTTGAAACTTTTGCTGTCGCCGTCCAGCTTAAAAGTTATGCTAATTGTGCTTTTGCCCGCCATAATTATATCTCGTCGCCTAATTTCTTTACTAATTCCTCCATACGCTTACGCTGCTGTGCAGCCGTAAGTTTAGGGGCCTTTCTTTCTTCTTGCTTCCTTTTCTTATCCCACGGAAGCGGTAGCAATTTTTCCGGGGTTATTTTCTTGTTCTTTGCTAAATGTGGCTGTATGGTTATTGTCGCCAGTAAACGCATACGCTCCCACTTGTCCTTAAAATCGGTATCGCGCTGCTCTACATACGCTTTGTAGACGGCTGTAAAATCTTCAAAATCCATTTTACAAAAATCGTCGTAACTCAGCCGTATGCAGCCCAGCGCGATACCCAGCAAATCGTAAATGCCTTTAGGCTTTAACTTTTTTTTTCTTCCGTGCTTTCGTTGCCCGCCTTGTTGCCGTCCTGCATTGCCTCAGCCCACGCCGTCATATCGTCCGGGGATAGTGCGTCCGCGAACTCCATAAGTGACATATTAAAAGGCTTTTTGTCAGCTGCCGAAGCGGAAGCCACGCAGCAGTACAAGTACGTGCAAAGGTCGCTACAATCGTTATTGGTAAGCTCTGTTACCTCCTTGCCCGTTTCCTTTTTGAAACGCAGCATAGCCCCCATAGTAGGCCGGCACGGATAGGCTACGCCGTTAATAGTTACTTCTATCTTCTTCATACTGCGTTACTGGGCTATTACATTTTCGGTAATTGCGGTTTCGTCCAGTACGTCCGGCTCTCCGTCGTTTTCAAGTGAAATACTGTACGTGCTGTCGTCCTGCGCAGGGTCGGTACGCTCCAGTGAAGCGATAACGCATTTGCCAGCCAAATACGGTTTGTCGCTTACCTCGCGTTCCATACATTTAACCTCTACGGACTTGCCCTCTTTCCACAGTTTGAAAAGCGTCTTAAATCCACTTTCGGTCTCGTCGTAGAATACCAGACCCTCAGCACTAATAGAATAGGACAAACCCGTTACGCCTTTGCCTTTCCATAGCCCGCTACTCATTTTTGCACTGGCTACCGGCTTAACGGCTCTTTCCTTTGTCTCGCTGTTAAATGTGCTGGTATGGCTGGTACAACTTCCTACCGCCTTACCGCCTACATATAACAACATATCGCTACCATTACAGTAGCCCTGCTTTGCTGTTGCTGCCATAATCTTATATCTTTACGTTAAATACTAATTGTTGTACGTATGCGTCGTCCTGCCACGCTTCCTCGCTATCTTCCAAATAACAGCTGCGCATAACTAAGCCGTCCTGCGCTCCCTGCGCTCCGTCCAGTGCGTCGCGCACAGCCTCCGCCAATTCCACGCCCTCGGTGTAGCCTGCCGTATAGCAAAGTATCTCGATACCTACCGTATCTGCGCCCCTCTGTCCCTTTACTGGTGTCTGCACCAGCTGCGTACGTCGGTACACTATGTATGGCAGTTCTGCGCTATCCTCGACTACTGGGAAAACCTTTTTAGCGCGCGCCATAACCTCACTATCTTCGATAAGTATAGCCCGGATAATTTCGCCTGCGCTAAGGCTTGATTTACTTACAGCCATATTTTTCAGAAACTTTTTGTACGTTATCTATTACCATTTCGTGGATATTCTGCGTTACGGTGCCTTTTACATCGTTGAGGGTTTGAGCCATAAAACCGTATCTTTTCATACGTCCGGTGCTATGCTGTGCCCTTTGCCTGCTTGCACGTCTGCGCGTGCCTTGCTTCGGCTTCGTTTGGCGTTCCTCAGTTCCGCTTTCTGCCCAAATAAGTATAGGTTTTTTCAGCCCTTGCCGGTTGGTGTGGTAGCCCGCTTCGCCCTTTCCGTTACTGCCTGCTCTCTTTGTACCGATAGTAACCCTAAAACCAGCGGCCCGCTTAAAGACTACGGCGCGTACGCCTTTTTCCAAATCTTTACTGGATTTAATACCACTGCTGCGTAGGTTATTTATTGCGGTCTTGCGTACTTGGTTAGCCTCCCTGCGGAAAGCTCCTTTTAACGCCTGTGTCCTACGTTTAGGCTCTAATTCGGCAAATAACTGCCGCAAATTACTATCGTCGTACTCGATTGGCATATATGGTTATTCATTAACTCGGTCGCATAACAGTATTTTATAGCCCCTATCTAAATTTGGTATAATAGCCACTACAGTATAAAGATAGCCGCCCAGCTGTCGCACTCTCCAGTTTTCCGCTATAGGGTGCGCGTCGCGTATATTAAACTCTGCACTGTACGCCGGGAAATGTTCGCCCACTTCCTCACTACGGTTTCCGCCTGCTTTTACTCGCTCGGCCCATACGGTACGGGTTTTCTCGTACTCCACGGTCTCTGCGCCCATTCGGTCGGTCACTCGCTTCGGCTTCAGTATATCAAGTTTGTATTTTAGTGCGCCTGCTCTCATTCTGTAGGGTCGTTTACCAATTTTCTATAGGGTTTAATTAGGGCTTGCAGTGTATATGGTACTTCCGCCATTTGCACGCCGCTAACGGCTTCGCGCTGGTTATACCAGTGCCCGGCGATAAGTAAGACGGCCTGCTGCAATTCTGCCGGGAAAATCCCGTCGCCCATTTGCAGCAGTTCTTCCGTGCTTCGATTGGTTGCACGGCATACGTGCTGCTCTGCGGCGGTAAGCAGGTGTGTTAAATACTCGTCGTCGTCGCTGAAGTCGTCCGCGCGGACGTGCTTTTTAAGTAATGCCAAATCCACTGTAGCCATAATTAAACGCTATAAAATTCTACGTGTTAGTGTATTGTTTTAGGCCTTTTTGATTTTTCCCAAAACAAATGCGTCCTCGCGCAGTGTAACTGTGCCGAAGCGTGTGTTAAGCACGAAATCTACGGCGTTATTACGCGCCAGTGTGTACGGGTCAGCTATTACGCTGGTCTGTCCGAAAAAGCCGGAGGCCTGGTAGCTCCAGTCTCCGAAGCCTATGTAATCTTCGCCTATAGCGTCTGTGGTAAATACCGGATAGCCCAGCACTCTATCATTTTCGCAAAGAAAACGCCCGCTGCCTGCGTCTACTTTCACGTCCTCCAGCTCGGCTTTCATCGCCTCAGTCATTACCCAGCACGGCGCGATAATCTTAACCTTGCTTGCTACGCTCGCTTTGATTTTCAGCAGTTCTTTACGTGTAGGAACTGCACCGGCGAACTCTACTACCTTTTCGGCGGCTTTAACAAACGGGCCGTAAACCTTGCGCTGCTTAGTTGTACTGTCCGCGGCTACGTAGTCTGTGGTAGTAGTGAAAAGCGCGGCGTTAATCTCGTCGATAATTGCCGCCGGCATTTCCTCTTTAATTACGTTTTCTACGATACCCTCGCTATCCTCCAGTTCCTCACGTGTTACCGGAATAGCGATACCCAAACGGTGGCCGTTGGTCTCCAACTTGCCCCAGTCTATCTTACTATCGGTAAGTCTTTCGGCTTCGTCGGCAAAATGTGCCTTAGCCTTTCCGTGGGTAGGCCAGCGCAAAGTACCGATAAGGCCGCTACGGATTGTTAAACCTACCTTATCGTAGATAAGTCCCAAACGGATAGGGCCTAACATCTCCTGCTCCTGCGAAGGGATAATACCGGTATCGGCCAAAGCCGCGGTGGTCTGCGGTGTAACTTCACGCATAAGCGAAATAGTTACCTTTTGGTTTTTGTTCAAAAGCATTTCGCGTAGTACCTCATCGGTATTTACTTTCGCGGTGCTTCCGCTTTCTACTGCGATTGCGTGCATACGCATTTGCAGCAGCTGGTTTTCGCGCGAAAGTGTTTTATACTCCGCGTCCTCCGCGTCGTTACGCTCGCGCTGCTCGTTTTCGCACGTATCAGCAATTTCGTTGATACGGTCGCAGTTGGCCTGGTATTTATTGACCAACTCGCGCACTGTCATTGTTTTTTTGTCCATAACTAAAAAACTTTTTTGGTTAAACATATACTTACAAGATTTGCGAAGCAGCGCGGCGCATTTCGCGCACTTGCTCACGCACTTTGTTTTCTTCCTCTTTCGGTCTCTCCGGCTCTCTTAACTCCTTGATAAGTTCGCGGGCCTCAGCCTCGCAACTTGTTTCGGGGTATGCTGGGTCGGCGGCCAGCGTAAAATCATATACGCCCGTTACCACCTTAACGGTGTAAGTAATTACCGTTTTACCGTCCACTCTCTTTACGTCTCTCTCCACGTACGCACTGTCGTAATAGTGGGTGCTAAACATAAAACTACAGCCGGATATATCGCCCCTGCGTACCAGCTCTAACGCCTTATCGCCGTCCACTGTGTTAGGCGCGTCGAACTCAAACGCTACGCCCTTTTCGTCCACAGTATAGGACAAAGTACCGCTGCCATTCTTGCTGCGGGCTAAGATTAGCTGCCGGTCGTGGAACATTGTAAATTTTATATCGCAACCGTCCAGTAATTCTTTGGTAATCGCTTCCGGTGCTATTACTTCTATGGCTTTTTCATCGTCATAGTCGTAGAGCGGCGCGGACGGCGTATTAAACAGTATGGCATAGCCGGTAATAGTACGGCTTTCCTTTTCGCCCTCCTTTGCCTCTCTTACCCTCAACTGCGAAACGGTGTGCAGCATACGGGTAATAGTTTGTTCTTTATTCTTCGCCATTTTCTTCGTTGTTTGTCTGGTTGTTATCTATTGTCGCAGGCGCTGCCGGTTTGCCTGCTTCCGCTATTCCTTTGAGGTTTGCAGATACCAGTACAGTATCGCCGCCCTCTACCGGCGGTTTGTTTTCCTCTCTGCGCCACTCGTTCACCGTGTAGATACCTGCGGCTATTGTCGCCGTTTGATATTTAACCTTACTATCCAAATCGCAGGCGTAAAGCCCGCGGCGGTCGAACTGGAATTTACGTTTACAGCAAAGCGACGGGGACACTAACTTACGGTGTAGCTCTACTTCGATTTTACGCAGCAAAGGGTTTAACGTGTTGCTAAGGAAAGCCACGTTAGCCATTTCTGCCGACTTATAATTATTGCTCGTATCGTCAAAAACAAAGGACGGGTGTACGCCGAAAAAACGGCATATTTCACGTACCGAAAATTTGCGCGTGTCTAAAAACTGCATATCGGTACTGCTCAAAGACAAAGGCGTAAACTGCACCTGCCCCGGAAGCGATACTATACGCTCGCCGTTCCTAAATCGGCCGTCCAAATTCGTAGCAGTTTTTTCCAGCTGGCTATCTTGATATTCGCCAAATCCTCTAACGCTGGTATCATTCCCGACAATACCGCGTACGTTGCCGCCGTTCTCAAAGCGGTTTAACGTCTCGCGGTCTCCGCTGCTCGCTATTGAGGTAGTCAGACGGGCGAACGTCAATGTAGATACACCCGTTTTTCCGTCGAAGCTGTAATTTTTTATGTGGATAATATCGGCTTCGTCGTACACGCCGCAAATACCCGCGTTTACATCACAGATAGTGTATTTGTCGTTTATTACATCGTGCGAAACGCTGGTAGGATTTACCAGTACTAAGCGGTCTACCTCCATAGTGAAAGCATCGTAAACCGGCACTATATAGGCATTACCGCGAAGTAATATATACTGGATAGCCTGCCGCCAAAAGTCCACAGCGGACATATAAACGCACGGCTGCACGTTTAACAGGTAGTGCAGGCGGTTACTTTTGTCCTCGGCGAAAATATCCCCTTTCAAACGCATATACTGGATAGGCAGATTAGCCACGCTATCCGATAGCAGGTTCACGCAGCGGTAAACCGTCGCTATGTTTAGGGCGGTCGTGTTCGTAAGCAGCGATACTGCGCCGCTTCTCGGTGCGTATGTGTCGTCTGTCTGCTGCTTTTCCGCTCCGGTGCTACGCTTAAATATATTTCGTATGTTACTTAAAAATCCCATTAAATTACTTTTAGGCCTCTACTAATACCGGAAATCGGGTAAAATGGTACCAGCTCCTACCGAAATTTTTGTAATTGTTGGGCTTTATCTCTCATAATCAATGAATAAGCGTAAGCACATCAACTTAGTAATAACGCCGTCTATCTTTTGGTTATGTTTGCGTTTTACCGGCTTGCAGTTCTCCAAATTGTCGGTGTCCAGTACTGCATTACCGAAGCAGTAATAGTTTATGGGGTTGTCATTTATAAAGATATGCCCCGTTTTAGCCCCGTGTTCAAAACTTTCTACCGGGGCGGTAAAGTGGCCGTAAGTCTGTTTTACCCCTTTCAGCACGTTATCCGCACCGGACGCGGCCAGCATATTTATAACCTCCTGCGACTTCCACGGGTCATAACCGATACCCAAAACGCGGACGTGCTGGTTAATGTATAGCACGTACTCCACGATACGGCGGTAGTCTATTACGGCCCCGTTAGTAAGCGTTAAATATCCCTTGTCTATCCAAACGCGGTACAGCTTTTCGTTAGGGTGTCCGGGCAAAGCTTCGGCAGGGAAAAAATACGCCGTGTGGAAGTAGTAATTTTTAGCCGTTGCGTCGTAGATACCTACGGTTACCGCGCTAAAGTCGTCGCTTTCGGACAAATCTATAGCTACCATACCGTCCGGTCTGCCCTTGATACCGTCAATAACGATAGGGCGGCTAATGTGCCGCGCCAATGTACTACTAATCCAGCTGCGCTGCTCGTTTTCAGCATACACGTTAAGCAACTTTGTACGAAATGCCAGCATAGCTTCGCTGCCGTTACGTACTGCGTTCTTGTACTCGTGCCTATAAAAGTCCAAAGATACCGTTACGCCTAAATGCGGTTGTACCTTGCGCCACGTGTTTTCATCGTCCTCTGCGTCGTATATATCCGGCTCGAAAATGTGGGCAAATACGCTGTCGTCCTCATACTCTCCCAGTAATATAGATTTATAGCCCTGCAACATCGAATAAAATGGCCCGTCGAATACATCCGAAGCGGTGGTAATAATAGCCGTTAGCGGATTGTCCCGCACGCCCATAGACGTAGTTAGGACGGTTAGCAGTTCGCTGTCTGTCGCCTGGCTGAACTCGTCCATAATAACCGTGCTGGCGTTCAAACCGTCTTTCGTCCGGGCGTTTGCCGTAAGGCACTGCGCAAAAGCCGTGCGGTCGCTCCGACGGCTCTTTACTGTTTCCTCGTTTATAACATACCTGCGCTGCTTCGGGTCTAACTTGCGCATACATCCGCGTATAACGTCGAAGCACTTTTTAGCTTGGTCGTTGCTGTTAGCCGCCGTGTAACTCTCTGCGTTTGCATCTCCGTAGAGTAGGTCGTAAAGCGCCAGTGAAGCCGTGCCGGTGGTCTTTGAGAATTTACGCGGCACATCCAGTACCACTTCACGTACTACGCGCTTGCCGTCTTTCCAAAACGCAAATATGCTGGTAAACTGAAAGTACTGCACCGGTGTAAGTTTGTACCGCTGTAGCCCGCGTTTGCCCGGAAAATATAGGCTTTCGTAAAACTCGACGAACTGCCATACCTCCGTTACGTTAATGCCGTATCGGTCGCACATAACAAAGAAACGCGCCGCCGCCAACTGCTCGTATAGGTTATGCGCGTCCGGGTGTGCCGCCACTTCACATACGTACCAGTCTAACCGGCTATCCACTTCGGCTAACCGGTAACGGCTTATATCCGTGCGTGCCAGCAGGTCGGTAACGTCCGCTTTCGCCTGCTGTAGTTTGTCCCTCTCTTCCTCTGTCATTATTCGGGTTTTATTATTGTCGGCTGGTTTCGCTTCTTGGTAAGTTTCTTTGTAAGTTCTGCCAGTGGGTCGTCCTCCGCGCCTCCTGCCAAATCCTCAACGGTCAGCCCTAATACTTTCATTTGCCGCGTAATCAGTTCCTGCGCTTCCTTTGCTATCTTAAATACCGGGTGCGGTGCTAACTTCTTGCCGTATCGTGTCTGCTCCCATACTGTAGTCTCCGTAAGTCCGTCTATCTGTGTGTTAGCCAGTTCCAAATTACGCATAGCCGAAGCCAGCGACAAAATTTGAGCGTCTACCCCGTGGCTGTAAACCTTGTTAGCTTTCAATACCTTGTTAATCTCTTTAACGTAGTCTTTAACCGATTTTGCCATATTTTGTTCTATTTTCGTTAATTTTTGCTCTATTCTTAGTTAAAATTGTTCTAAATTAGGATTTTTCGGTTAGTAGCCTTGTTGCCCACCGAAGTTCTGCAAATCCGATTTTTCACATAGAAACGTACGAAAGTGGGGGCGAGGTTTAACGGGCCTACCCCCTCTTAAAAAATAGCCCCCCGTCTGCTTATCCGTCGCCGAATAATTTTTCTATAGCCTGCCGCAGCTGCTCGGCGTTGCGCTTCTTGGTCGCTTCCTTGCCGCACCTGCCTAACTCGGTGTGTGTCCTTACGTGGCAGTTATGACACAATGCGCGTAGGTTGGTAGGGTCGTACATCCTCTGTAGCTTCTCCGCCTTTGTTATCGCTTCCTCCACCGGTCTAACGTGGTGTACCTCCGTGGCTGCCGTGATGCGTCCCTCTGCCTTGCACCTTTGGCAAAGCGGGTGTTTAGTCAGTGTGTCGCGTCTCAGCCTTAGCCACTCTGTCGTATGTATTAGTCTTTGGTAGTCCTTGTCCTTAGCCATAATCCTATCTGTGCTTCTTAACGTGCCTGCCTACCGGCACTTCTCCGTTAGGCGTTCTTTCAACGTGTCCCAACTCATCAAACATTTCATCTATGTATGCCCCATCATCTTCGGGTAAATCGTATTTGCGTTCCCCCGCCTTTGCCAGTCTGTCTAACAATATATTTACAAATGCTGCTACCAGTTCGCAAACATTGCTAAACCCGTGTTCCTGCTTTATCCTTAGCAGCTTTTCGTATGTATTCGGGTCTATGGATATATTAACCCTTTTTCTGTTGCTCACTGTCTATTATGTTTTCGTATTAAGTAATTCAAGCTGTCTAATAAGCCCTGCTGCACTCCCTTTTTTTCCTCCAGTGCTGCGCTTGCCCTTTCGTCCACAGTGCCGGCGCATATAAGTTTATATACTGTAACCGGGTGCTGCTGTCCCTGCCTATGCAGTCGGGCGTTAGCCTGCTGGTAGTGTTCCAAATTCCACCCGGTGCCAAACCATACGATATAATGCCCTCCTTGCTGCATATTGAGGCCGTAAGCAGTACTTGCCGGGTGCGCCAGCAGCACGTCTATTTTACCTGCGTTCCAGTCCTGCAAATCGGCTTCGCCTTGATAGGTGCGCACTCTGTAGCCTTTTAGTTTCTCGGTAATTCTCGGTACGTCGTGTTTATACTGGTAGAATACCAAAACACTATTACCGTTTGCCGCCTCCACTATCTCGGCTAACCGCTCTATCTTTTCGTCGTGCAGGTTATGTACGTTCTTTTCTTCATCGTATATCGCACCATTAGCAAACTGGCTTAATTTGTTCATCAGCCCGGCAGCGGAATTTGCCAGTATGTTTGCCGGCTCGTCTCCGTGTTCGGCTTCAAACTCTAAAACCTTGTCTTTTTCAAACTTGTTGTAGGCTGCCATAACCTTTGCCGACAAATGCACCGTAACCGTGTGTGTTATCATATCCGGAAGCTGCAAATAGTCTTTGGCTTGCATACTTAGGCAAATATCCGCTATCTTGTTACGTATCAAATCCTCACAACCTTTTTTAACGTCGCAGCGTACTATTATGTTATTCCACTTGTGCGTCTCAAAATAGGTTTCGCGGTATCGGCTTACCGTTTTACCCAGCCTTTCGCCCTGGTCTATGCAGTACATTTGTGCCCAAAGGTCTATTAAGCCATTAGGCGCGGGCGTTCCGGTAAGTCCTATAACCCGTTTGACGGTTGGAACTGCGATACGCATAGCCTTAAATCTTTGGCTTTTTGCACTTTTGAAACTCGTTAGCTCATCTATTACCAAAGCGTCGAAAGGTAGATTTCCGCCGTACTTTCCTACCAGCCATACGAAATTATCCCTGCCAGTTACGTACACATCCGCTTTTTGCGAAAGGGCTAAGCATCTTTGCTTTTCCGTGCCCAGCACCTTTACCACTCTGAGGGCGTGCAAATGCTCCCATTTTTCCGCCTCCGTGCTCCACGTGGTTTCCGCTACTTTCTTGGGTGCTACAACCAGTACCCGGTCTATTTCGCAGTCGTCTATCAGCTGCTGCACTGCGGTAAGCGTGCTAACTGTCTTGCCCAGCCCCATATCGAGAAACAAACCGCAGCAGGGTTTCTCCAATATCCAGCGCATAGCCGTTTTTTGATAATCGTATGGTTTGTATATCATAAGTCCTTAAATTTTCTACAGTATTCGTCTAAAACTTCGTCTACCTTTTCTTTGCTGTCGCAGACATATACGCAGTGCCCTATTTTCGCCATTTGGCTAAAGCGCACCTGCTGTATGGCTTTCGGGCTTTCGCCCTTACTTTTCAGTTCAACCCAAATAGTAACGCCGCCAGGCAGCAGGCAAAGACGGTCGGGAAATCCTACCATACCTGCGTTACTGTACTTTAGGCATATTCCACCCAGTGTTTTTACGCTATCCGTCAAATAGCGTTCTATCGCTTTTTCCGATACGTCAGCGTGCCTCACTATTTTGTCGGTCTTATTGCTCATTTTTCCATTTTGTAACTGTAACCGTAATTTTTGCAAACTTTCTATATGCGCGTGTATATGCGTTTTTACGTGTATTTATATCCCTTTTTATGTATATTACATTACTATACT